AAAACTTGCTACAAGTGTTATATACTACAAATAGAAGGAAAAGACAATGAAAATTTCTAAAAAAGATTTGAAGAAGATTATCAACGAAGAAATCGATAAGTTCAAAAAAAACGAAGAAAATTTAGATGAAGCATGGTATGACAAATTTACCCAAAAAGGATGGGAAAAGAAAGCAGAAGAGACAAGAGGTGAAAAACCCAAAGACCCCGTACTTTCTTTGATTTCATTTGCTCTTGTCGAACCCACCCTTGACACTAAAGAATTGGAAGAATTAACTAATTTGCTAAAGACGGAAAAAGAAGGAAATGGCTTGTTGGGGAAATTGGGCTATATAATGATGAGGGCTGGTGCTGGTAATATTGAAGGTGCAGACCCAAGCAAAAAAATCCGTCCAATTCGACTAAAAAATAGAAATATTTTTATATTAGGTCAAAAACTAATTGAGATTTCGAAATACGGGGAACAATTGTATTTTCAAATGGCTGGGGATATTTGGAGTGCAGAAGCAGAAAAACACTCCAAACAAAAGCCGAGCGACTATAAAAAACAAGATGATGAAAGAATAAAAATGGCAGATATGAGGAGAAAAGCGAGAAGAGCAGGAAGAGATTACAGTTCCTCGCAAATCAGTGGTCTAGGTCAACAAATTTCTGAAAATTATGAACTTGAAAAACTTGTGAACAAACAAGTAAAAAATATATTAGGGAAATAAATGATATGAACACACTTGAAATCATTAGAGCGATTAGTACAATAGTCGCAAACACTCATGACGGTGCTTCTCGAAGCGATGGTGAGCGAATTAAAATTGGTTTACGCAGAGAAGAAGGTTGCCCTATATATGATAGTCGCGTCATGGATGGCTTTAAAGTAAAATTTGAAGGTCCAAATTTAGGAATTGTTTATCAGTCGGAAATTCCAATCAAAGAAATGCATGAGGTTGGATTTGAGAACAAAATCAACGACATAATCAACGACATAGTGGTCTTTTTAAAGAAAGAATATAAGCAATTTACAGGAAAAAATTTGCAATTAAAGCCAGAAAAAGAAGGTTGTGAGATAAACGCTAGATACTTGAATGGATTTCGAAGTTGGGTTGAATGCTATAAGCGTTTTAAAATCGGGAACATCAAAGATGTCGAGGATTATAGAGAAGTTCCTGAAAAAGCAGTCATAAAAGAAAATATCTTCCGAAAGTTCCGCAAACTTAACAAGTCTTAAGATGTCTAAAAAAACACGCCTCACGAAAAAAGAAATAAAAAGAGAAATAATGCGCTGTGGTAGAGACCCTGTGTATTTCTTAAAAACTTACGCCAAGATTGTCCATCAAAAGAAGGGGCTGATACCTTTCGATACTTATGATTTTCAAGATGATTTGTTGGATAATTTTAGGGACCATCGCTTCAACATTGTTTTGAAGGCAAGACAGTTGGGTATTTCTACAATTGTTGCTGGTTATGTCGCTTGGTTTATTTTGTTTCGTCAACATAAGGTTGTAAGTGTATTGGCTACGAAACAGAGTAAGGCAGCGAACATAATTAAAAAAGTTAAAATGATTTTTGAGAAAATACCTCAATGGTTGTTAATTTCCAATATAGACATTAACAATAAAAATGAACTTTGGTTAAAAAATGGTTCTGGAATATTGGCTGAAGGTACGTCAGAAGATGCATGTCGCTCTGAGGCTCTTTCTTTGTTAGTTGTTGACGAATGCGCTCATATTGGCTCTCTGATGGATGACATATGGACTTCTGCATACTCTACACTGTCAACAGGTGGTTCTGCTATTATTTTAAGTACACCGGCAGGAACAGGCAATTTTTTTCACAGAATGTGCGTTGAGGCAGAAAACGGTGATAACGAATTTTTGCTTACAAAATTAATGTGGGATGTCCATCCAGAGCGTGACGAAGATTGGTTCAAATTAGAAACGAAAAACCTTTCAGAAAGAGCAATTGCTCAAGAATTATTATGTTCATTTAATGCTTCTGGTGCGACTGTAATTTCTTCAAAAGACATAGAGAGGCTAGAAGGCTTAATCAAAGAACCGTTATATAAGACTGGAAACAAAAGGCAGTATTGGATATGGGAAGATTATGACCCTAGTAACAGATACCTTATAACGGTAGATGTATCTAGGGGAGATGGAGAAGACTTTTCAACAATTATAGTTATAAATCTTGAAGAAGTGAATGTTGTTGCTGAATACAAAGGAAAGTTAGGAAGAGATAGTTTTGTTTCTTTTTTGAACTCTGTAGCGAATGATTATGGCAAGCCGATGTTGGTTGTAGAGAACAACAACATAGGGATTGCAGTAGCCCAAGATATGTTGAGTTTAGGCTACCCACACCTTTATTTTTCTAAAAAAGGTACTCACGAATATGTAGACCCTGTTCAAGCGTTATCTGATTCGACAGCAATTCCAGGCTTCACAACTTCAGTTAAAACAAGACCTCTTATCATATCTAAACTGGAAGAATACATTAGAAACAGAGTGTTGTTTTCTCCTTCTTCTAGGTTTGTCGATGAATTAAAGACTTTTATATGGAGAAATGGAAAGCCAGAGGCACAAAAAGGTTCCAACGACGACCTAATTTTATCTTGTGCAATAGCTTGTTGGGTGAGAGATACAGCACTAATTAAAGGACAAAAAGAAGTCGAAGTAAACAGAGCATTGTTAAGTAATATTTTAGTTTCCAGAAAGAATTTTAATACAAATTTGTCTAACATGCATGACATACATAAGACTGGCAGATATTTAGAAGAGAGAATAAATATGCAAAAAAAACGTAATATCCATAAACCTTGGATTATAGTGGGTTAAAAATGTTTAATAAGAGAAAAGGCGAAAATACAAGAAATCAAGAGAACATTCTCTATCGTGCTTTGACTAGACTTTTTTCCGGTCCAATCACCAAAAGAAGGCGTCAATTTTATCGAAGAGAGCGTAGAATTGACATGCAGAAGTACGATTTTAAGTCTGCTTCTGGCGCACCATTTAAAAAGATTCAAAAAGATATGTGGTTGCACCAATCAGCGAAACTTGTGTACGAACAACAGAGAGCGGAAAGATATGCTGATTTTGACATGATGATATATGAGCCAATTCTTGGCAGTGCTTTGGACATCTATGCTACGGAGATAACATCCTGCAATGAACTAGAGAAAATGCTGAAGATTGATTGCAGAAATCAAGAAATTAAATCAATTCTAGATGAATTTTATTACAATGTATTAAATATAGAAGCAAATCTCTTTCATTGGACAAGAACGATGTGCAAATATGGAGATTTCTTTCTTTATTTAGACATTGATGAAGATAGAGGAATCACCCACGTCATTGGCTTGCCTTCAAGAGAAGTGGAAAGACTAGAAGGTGAAGACAAAGACAACCCACATTATGTTCAGTTTCAATGGAATTCAGGAGGTTTAACCTTAGAAGATTGGCAAATTTGTCATTTTAGAATTTTAGGTGACGATAGATTTGCCCCTTATGGCCAAAGTGTTTTCGAGCCTGCTCGAAGAATATTCCGACAATACGACCTTTTAAAAAACGCTATGATGAGTTATAGAATCGTTAGAAGCCCTGAGAGAAGAGTTTTTTATCTAGATGTTGGTAATATCCCACCCGAAGAAGTCGAACAGTATGTTTTGCAGTTTCAAAAAGAACTAAAAGGTAGTAAAATCGTAGACCCTGATTCTGGGCAAGTTGATTTGCGTTATAATCCTCTTAGTGTTGAAGATGACTACATAATTCCAGTTCGTGGACAAAGTAACACAAGGATTGATAGTTTGGCTGGGGGTCAATACACCGGGGATGTAGACGATGTTAAGTTTTTAAGAGATGAAATGATGGCAGCGATTAAAATTCCTGCTTCTTATATCATACCGGAAGGTGGTGCAGTTGAAGATAAAACATCGCTGGCACAAAAAGACATTTTATTTTCAAAAACAATCCAAATGATACAGCGTTCTGTAGTAAATGAGTTAGAAAAGATGGGAATTATTCATCTTTATACATTAGGCTTTAGAAAAGATGACTTAATATCTTTCAAATTGAGCCTTGCTAATCCATCAAAATTAGCAGCAATACAAGAATTAGAGCATTGGAGAACTAAATTCGATGTCGCTTCTGCTGCGACCGAAGGTTATTTTTCAAAAAGATGGGTTGCTGTTAACTTTTTTGGACTTAGCGAAGAAGAGTTTATTCGCAACCAAAGAGAAATCATTAATGACAAAAAATACGAACTAGAGATAGATAAGATCGCACAGGCTCTAGAGCAAGAGAGTATGACAGGTGGTGGAGGAATGTTTGGTTCTGAAGCAGGCGGGCCATTGAGTCCAGGTTTTGGGGAAGAACAAATAACAGTGTCGCCTCCGGGTTCTGATTTGGAATCAGCCTTTGGGGGAGGTTTCGAAGGAGGTGTAGGAGATGATGTTGACGACACTCTCTTGGCTTCTCCTGAAGAGCCAGCCAAGAGAGATGAACCCCACAAAGTAAATGTCAACAAAGCAGGCTTTAAAATGACATATAAGGATGGACAAACAACGACAACAAAATCAAAAGGCAAGTTGTATACGCCGAAAAAAGAATCTGAAAAGAGGTCAGGAATACAACAAAATCTTAAATCTATGGCAAAAATTGACTCTATAAGACCTGTAGGTTCACAAAGAGACCCTGATAAAAACAAAAAAAAGAATCATCCATCAATACCTGGGAGGAGTGAATTAGGTTCTTTTAGCAAGGGCATAATGGAAGATTTTTCAAAAGAAGAAAAGCAAATAGCAGACATAAACAATGGATTGTACGAAATAGTTGAAAAGTTGGATAAAAAATTTAAGGCAAAAAAAGATGACTAAACATAACAAAAAAAGAAATCCAGTCTTTCTGTTTAATATTTTAGTGAGAGAGTTTGTTGAAACTAAAGAAAAAGAAAGAAAGAAAGAAATCACTTCTTGCATAATGAATTTTTTCAATAAAAAAAGAGAACTTCACAAGGAATATAGACTATATAAGCAAATATTGAATGTGCAAGGTGAGCCTGAAAAAATTTGCCAAGGCATTCTTAACGAAGTCAAGCAACAATATTCTTACTTAGACCATAAGAAACTTTTCAAAGAAAAAACAGATTTGTTAAATTTTATTAACAAAAAAATAGGCAAACAAGTGTATTCAAAGTTTGTACCGAACTATAAAAATATTGCGTCGATATATCAAATTTTCAATAAGACAGGTAGTATAAAAAACAATGTTATATTAGAAACAAAAATTATAGAAGAGATGAAACAAAAAGAAACTTCTAATAACTTTGAAAACAAAATAGATGGAGTTGTTGTCGGAAAATTTTTACAAAAATATAACCAGACATACTCCAACACTCTTCTGGAGAATCAAAAAAAATTAATAAAAGAATATATATTTTCTTTTTCCGACAATTCTCTCTCCCTAAAGAGTTTTCTAAATGAAGAAATTGATACTCTGAAAAAGGAATTGTTGAATGTTTTAGAAGACAAAGAATTGTGTTCAGACGACACAATCAAAAAACAGACAAACAGTGCTTATAAAATGTTGCAAGAAATGCATAAACAAAAGATTGATGAAAATTTAATTACAACAATTATGAAATTTTATAATCTGGCTAATATTATCAAAGAAACACAAGAAAATTTTGAGTATAAAGAGCATGAAGATAAAAATTAACAAAGTAAAACTACCATCGTATAAATTAAAAATCAGTCGGACTATCGATGGAAGAATTATGATAACAGACCATCCAGACATCGATATTGTTATTATTCCAAAATTACAAAAAATCATCACTTTCCCAAAAGATGAAATGTCTGATTTTGTTTATGGCTCTCAAGATTTATTTTTTGACTTCTTGGTTAAAACAGGGCTGATAGTACCTGAAAGTGTTACAGGAGGTTCAGTATATTATTCTATTGAAGGAAAAATTGTTGAGCCAGAAGAAAAAATTAACCAATTTGATATGATTATAGCAAATATCGGCAAATTCTTAGAAAAAGAAGATAATTATTTTAAAAAAGAAAAAGAATACAAAGACATGGTTGACAGAAGCATGTACAATCCAGAAGAAAGTGAATCTACAGATTTAGGCGATGTGCCTCACGAAGAGTACAAAGGGGTCATTCCTCGATCTGGCAGGCCATATGCATTTGGTTCAACATTTGGTTACATGTACGAATAGCATAGGGTGGCCTGGGAGTTGTCCTAGCGCGAGTTTATTTACTTTTCGAATAGAACTTCGGCTAAACAAAAAAAAGGTGTTAAAATGTCTCAAATTGCGATTTTTTCATTAGTTTCATTTGGCTTGACGCAAATATTGTTGTATTCAGAAATTTTAAAGATTTTTCGACCAAAATGGTATCTATTTAAATGTAGTATGTGTATGGGTTTTTGGACAGGCTTACTAATATGGTCCATCAGCGGTAAAACAATTTTGTTTAACTTCGATGGAAGTTGGGTTACAGGACTGTGTTTAGGATTCTTAAGTTCTGGCGTCAATTATATACTAGATAAGTTGTTCACAGATTGTGGTTTAAATCTGAATCTTACCCAATAAGGAGGTGATAATGAGAATTTCAAAGAAATTCATGATGCCAACGATTCGTCGTTGCAAAGAAGGTTGCTGAATGTCGAGGTAGAAAACCTCGATAAAAAACAACCTAAATGAATCCTGCCAAGTATTTACTATAAAATACTTGGTTTTTTTATGCAAACAATATCAAAAGGTAATATAAATTGAATAAGAAAGTATTATTGAGAGAATTCTATAATTTATGCCCTAGCGGAATCTGTCAAGATTATTTGACAGAATCAGAAAAATATAGAATAAAAAACGAAGGAATCATCTATTTGACTGGAACTGTCCAAAGAGCAGATGAAAAAAATGGAAATGGAAGGGTATACAGTGAATCCATTCTCAAGAGAGAAGTTGAAAATTATAGAAAAGTCATAGAAGAAAATAGAGCAGTGGGCGAGTTAAACCATCCAGACTCAGCAGAAATCGATCTAAAAAATGTTTGTCACATTGTTGAAGACTTGTGGTGGGAAGGAAAAGATTTGAAGGGGAAATTAAGAATCCTCAAACATCACCCATCTGGACAGATTTTAGAAGGTCTTATAAAAGATAATATAAAATTTGGAATTTCCTCTAGAGGTTTAGGTTCAGTCAAAGAAACAAAAGAGGGTATTATTGTGGAAGAAGACTTCCAATTAGTTTGTTTTGACATCGTTCAAGAACCTTCTACTAGAGATGCGTTTTTAATGAAAGAATGTAAGATTCCATACAGCAACAGAAAACTGTCCTATAAAGAAAAATATCAACTTGCTTTGATTGATATTTTGAAATAACCCTTCAAAGGTAAAAAAATGAAAAAAAAAGATTTTGTAAAATTAGTAAAACCTCTCATTAAAGAATGTATAAAAGAAATGATAATGGAAGAAAATTTACTTTCAAATGTTATTTCTGAAACAATTTTAGCAATTAATAATGTAGAAGTTATATCCGAAAACAAAAGTAAAAAAATAAGTCAAATACCAAACAAAAAAGTCAAAAACTTATCTAATTTAAGCAAAGATATGTACAACGGTGTTGACGTGTTTGACGGTGTAACCCCATCGAAAGAAATTAACGAGTCTCTATCTGACACAAGCGGAGTATCTGCTTCAAAAAGATTCCCCGGTTTAGATTTTAATGATTCAGGTGTAGATATAAGCATGTTTTTTAAAAATTAAAAAGGAAAAAAAATGTTAATAAACAGTAACAACGCAGAAGTTCAATTGAAAACAAATGAAACATCTGAAAGTCTTATACGACGATTTAAAAAGAAAGTTTACAAAAGTGGATGTTTGGAAAAATATAAAGAAAAAATGTATTTTGTAAAAAAATCTGACAAAAAAAGAATGGAAAAAAAACGCACAATCTTCTTGGAAAAAAAGAAAAAAAATGACAACAAGTGATGATTGGAGAGTTGCATTGGTAAAAGTTCAAATGTATTGTGAGGAACACTTCAAAGATAAACTAAAGTATTCCACTGACTCTCTTGAATTAGACCACGGATGCCCCCCTCCTATAAAAGAATTACACAAAGAAGTAAAAGAAAACCAAGCCACAGACACAAAATGGAATGGAAAGAGAGTTCTGTGGTGTTATCCTGCTGCCCCACATGAAGGTTCTCCCTTAAAGAAAGACGAGAAAATTCCAGTCGCTTGCTTAGGGACAAGCCTTTGGTGCATCATACATGCTCTAAAGTTACTAAAATTAGAAGACAAGATAACAAATACACAAATAGAAAACTTAAAAAAAGAATCCTTACAAGAAAAAAATGGCCTTTGCGATGCTTTTATAAATTTAGGTTGGGCAAACAATATAATTACAAACCCTAACGATGCACAAGGTGGGGATGTCGGCGTCATAGGTTATGGCGACAACTTACCCCATCATTGGTTTATAGTTGCCGAAGAACCTCATATAAAAATTAATAATGTTGACGCTTTAAATACTTGGGCAGCATCTCCTAGTGCTAATGGTGCAGGTTACGACTATTGGTATAAAAACAAAAGCAACAACAATGGACTAAAGAGGTATTGGTCTATAGTTAGACCGTTTGAAAAAAAATGACAATACACATTCCATCTAATAATAGACAAGTTGGAGAAATTAACTTTTCCAACAATACTGATGTTACATCAATATCCAACCTTAACGAATGGACAGTAATAAATGTTTCAAATTGGGATGGAAACTCAAGTAATTATGGGTTTGAACTGCACAGTGACAACAAAAGTTTAAAATACACTTATAACACTCAGAAGACTGTGGTTTGTTATTTAGATGCACAAATCTTAGCAGCAACTAACAACGTAGATTTTGAATTTGGTATTTTTTTAAACAATGTCTTGCAACCTCTTTCAGTTTTTTCTTTTAATTACAAAACAATACCTATAGCTTCAAGCCACATTTATGTTTTTAAAATAAACAAAGATGATTTGATGGAGATGAGAGTCAGAAATATTTCTGACTCAACAAATGTAACTGTTCAACACGCTGATATTACATGCTGGACGACAAATTAAAAAGGAAAGAAAAATGAACAACAAATATGAAACAGGAATTGGCCATGTTGGTGCGTATCAAGTTTCAGGTATACCATTTATAACAGGCTCAGATTTAGGAGCAAGCCCTTCAAACATCAATATACAATTCCCTAGCATTACAAAAAGCATAACAATAAACGTCACAGGTTCAGATGCGGTAGAACTAGCCTTTGCTTCCCCTGTTGACCCGACAGTGCGTTCTAATAAACATACTTTTGTAATAGCATCAGGAGATAGTTTAACTTACGATGTAAAGTGTAAAGAAGTTTGGTTGATTGCGAATAATGGCAACACTGGCTTTCAATTGTTGGCTGAATTGACCAACATTTCTCCTAACAGAATGTGGGATATATCTTCATCTGTTGGGATTAGTGGTTAAGACTATTTTATTTTTTCATTTGCAAAAACGAACAAAATGAAAACTTAACCTATTTATCATAAAAAGTGGGATTTTCTTAAAAAATGAGTAATATGCTTGAACAATCAATAATTGACGCTAAAGAATTGAAATCTGCAATTTCCAAACTAGCAGAAGAAAAAACTTTGGAAAGACACGCAGAAGATTATCAGAAAATTTTTGAAAAGATGATGAGCGAAGAAGAGGACAACCTATCTCCACCTTTGTCCGATGATGATAAAATGCCTGACTTCGACAACGAAGGCAGTGAAATGTTAGATGCTGGAGATGAAGGGGGTATGTTTGGGGGGATGCCAGACTTAGGTCCAGAAGAAGAAGATGATATTTCTGATGATGAACAAATTATTGATTTGTCGAGTGACTTCGAAGACATTCCAATGTCTGGTGATTTTTCTTTAGAAGGTGATGACGAAGAAGAAGAAATTGAAATTAACTTCGAACAATTAGAATCTGAAATAGCCACAGTTAGAAACAAAAAAAATCAACAAAAGACGAGCAAGGAAAACGTTCCTGTCTCTTTTGTTGAGGAATCTCCCGAAGAAGAGGAAGATTATGAATTAAATGAAGATGGCTTCTTAAATGAAAAAAAGCCTTGTTGGAAAGGATACGAACAAGTTGGCATGAAAACAAAAAATGGGAAAAAAGTCCCTAATTGTGTTCCAATTGAAGAAGCAAACGATTTGTTTGAAAGTGAAGATTTTGATGTCCTAGATTATGATTTAGAAGTCGGACATGGCCATCAAGCGCAACCATCTTTGAACAAAGGATTGACTCAAGATTTTCTTAATGTATCCAAAGCAAAAGAAAATGTAAATAAAGAAGAAGATGAAGAACTCAAACAAAAGTATTTTATGAAAGTTCGCGAAAATAAAGAATTAAATAAAAAATACGATGAATTGTTGAATATAACAAATTTATTGAAAGAACATATTAACACAACAAATCTTTTAAATGCAAAATTGTTGCATATAAATCGAGCATTACGGAATGACTCTTTGAATGAGCGACAGAAAAATCTTTTCAAGCAAAAGATAAGCGAAGCAAAAACTGTTGAAGAGGCAAAAGTTATTTTTGAAACGTTAAACTCGGCAGTGGGTGTTGTCAAACAAAAGAAAGCACCAAAATCACTGAGAGAAGCAACTGTACGAAAAAATAACTCTTTAACTCAAAATTCCAAAGAAAAACCAAAACCCAGCATAATTGAAGAACA